AAATATGGCAAAACTGCGTTTTTTAGCGCACCTTTCTCAATTCCCACACTCAAAGGCTTGTATTCACGCATCTTCAATAGGATCGTTGCCGCAGTCTCACGGATGTCCCAACGCCCAAAGACAATCTCTTTGACAAACCATTTGCCATCATCCGTTACCTTGACGACAGCAATAGCAGTCTGGTCTAGCCTTTTCTTAGAGTTAGCCGCTTGTTTCGCAACTTCCTCGAATCCTGCCAAGTCACAGGCTATGTAGTAACTGCCAAACTCAGGCTCAACCCCGTATTTAATCCATTCTTCTTTAAAGATATCGCTACCAGCATTGGTAAAGGATGCCATGTATTCTTGCTTGAAAGCAAAGGAAGACAGGGTTTTCTTGGCTGACTCAATCTCAGTAGGGTCAATCAGGGGGTTGTCTTTTGTGGTGAAGTGCCAAGATTTCCAGTCCTTATCCTCTTCGCTTTCGCCCAATCTAAAGAGATCGTAAAACCAGTTTCTTCCTTTGGGAGTTCCGATGAACATGGCTCTTCCTTTTCTATCGGAGAGAGAGGCTCGGATAACTTGCTCCCACGCTTCTGGCTTAATGTCCGCAACTTCGTCAAGGACGGCGTAGGTGAGGGAGACTCCACGGAGGGTATCGGGTCTATCAGCACCTCGGACGTAGATACTTGCTCCGTTGATGGTTGTGATGTTTTGGTTGTTGATGTGTGCATTTTGGATAACTTCCCTTCCCAAGTCCATAAGGACATCCCAAATAATCTGTCGAGCCTGACCATTAGTAGGCGCAACATACAAGACTGCGCTTCCTGCGGGACAACGTAGGGCTTCAATCAATAGGGTGACTGCCGCCATCCTAGACTTGCCACACCTTCTGCCAGCGGCAATGACTTTGAAACGGGTGTTGTCTTTGAACACCTCTTCCTGCCAAGGGAGAAGTTTGAAAGATAAATCAGTCATCCTTCACCTCCACATCCTCTGCGTCTATGGTGTTGGCATGGTTGATCTCACCAATGCCAGTGATGTTGATCGTTACCGCATTCCTCTGTTTGGCTTCCTTGTCAAACAAAGTGATCGGTAGCGTCCTGTCCAAACACATCTTGAGGGCGGCCATTTGGCCTGGGTGGTCATCGTTGAGGGCAATCTCGATCACCTTCTGCGCCACATCCCTTCCACCAGAGTTGATCATCAGGTCTTTTAGTTCCTTGATCCTCTGGTGATCCGTCTTCGGTAACGACAGGCTAGGATTCGCCGCCCATCGCTGGATGGTGAGTTTCTTCACACCCTTCGGTCTACCAACCTTTTTTTTCAATTCGAGTTCGCTCATAACAAAATTTTACTCCTTTTACCTTTTCGTGTGGGGAGGGGGGTACTGTAAAAACTTTGGCGGCGGCCGACCCCCTCCCCCCATACCAAAACGCAAAGCCTACGGGTAAACCCTTACAGTTTTGCAATTCTGCTTCATACAACATTCATTATGTAAAGTTATTTTGTGTTTCTGCACAGTCCACAGCAATTGTGGATAACTGGCCATCTGGCCTGTGGATAACTGGGTTAATTAACCGACCAGTCGGTCGGGAAACGGGAAAAGGGAAAGGGTCGGGTGGTGCATTCCAGCCATACCTGACACCAGACGGAGAATAGTTCTTTAAAACCCTCTCAAACCGCATTAAAACCGCCTACAACAGGTTTTTCTGGCTCGGACGGGGCAACGCCCAAGAAATCATCTAGATCGTCCTTTGGTCTGTATCCGTTGTTCCACAGTTTCTGATAGATTTCTAGCAAGGTATGCCAACCTTGAGTTAGATCGCCACGACCAGCGACCAAAAGGATTTTCCTCTCCGATGTTCCAAGTTTGCGCTTAAACCAGACAGTATCCGTTCTGCATGGTCTGCCTCTCATATCACCTCCAACTCAACAGCATAAACCTTAGCACCACCAGAACGCTGGCGATACTGCCAATCAAGCCGCTTATCGCCATCATCAATCCCAAGCCAATCAGCGACACCATCACGAGTTGCCTTGAACGCCGACTGCAAGTTGTCACCATCCAACTGTCTGGGCGCAATCCTCGTTAGCACCAAGGTCAGCGGTAATGGTGGCGGCGTAGCAATACTCGCCAAGGCGTTAAACGCCTTTTGCCGTTGACTTTTCGCCAAACGAGCCTTGACAGCCCAATGTAGTCTTAAGTTCGCAGTTGAGACAATCTTCATTTCTATCCTTATTTCAATCATTTCTTACCTTCTTCACCAAACAACAGCCCAACTCCAAAATCCCTGTCCGATCCTGATCATCCGATCCGTCCGCCATCCGATCCTTCCGTTGTCTATAGACAACGGAGGAAGGATTCGGATGATTGGCGGGGCGGAAGGCGGATGGTTTCGGATGGTTTCGGATGACTTCGGATGATGATTCGGATGCTATCCTTATTATCCGAACCATCCGCTTTCGGATGACTTCGGATGAATTCGGATGAAAATCAATCAACCTTTGCCTCACTTGGTTGGCTATTTCTGCTCTTGTAACCACCATCTACCTCAATCACCATTTCTTTATTTATCATACTTTTTACTACTTCCCAGAATCTGTTGTTCTTGACTCCATGCTCTTTGGCTGAATCTCTCCACTCATCGTATCCAACTGGCCTTAACTGGTGATTCTGAAACAAACTGACTTCGAGCATCACCAAGCATTCCATCACTTGCTTTTGGTTTGGCGAAAGGTAAGTCTTCTTTTGCACTTGGCTAACCAATCCCGAAATGTCTACCGCTGTCAGGTATGCACCCTTGACAGGCATCCCGTTTTTGTTGTTGATTGGTAGATCGACTTGGGTGATCTGGAAGTTCTTAGGACTTGGCATTTCCGCATCCTTCATCTTCTTAGATTCGAACGCTATGGTTTTGGTGCCTGAATCCAGTTGACACTTGTACTCAGCATCCAATGCGCCTTTCAAGGCTGTTGACCCTCTGGAGCGATCCTTGTCTGCCACTCCTGAGTGGTGAACCACCATGACGCAACATTTCCAAGGTTGGCGCAGATACACATCTAAGTGCTGGATAAACGCATTCATATCCTGAGTGCTGTTCTCGTCACCTCCATGATTTCTGGCTAAGGTATCAATCACAATCATGCTTGGTATGCAGTTGGCTTCCGCTGACAACTGCTTAATCGCTTCCGCCACAACTGCCGCCTCAGTAGCGTCATACAACTGAGCCGCACGATGGGACTTGTACAACGGGACACCAGCCAAACTGGTGCCGTTACCAATCTGCCATGCCTTCAGCCGCCTTGCCAGCCCGTTGTGACCTTCACCAGCGATGTAGAACACGCTTCCCTGCTTGACATCGTGACCATGCCAAGGTTTACCAGTTGCAACGCAACAAGCCAAGTCGATGGCCACGAATGACTTTCCGCCGCCTGGATCACCAAACACCTGTGCCAGACTATCTGCCTCGATGTAATCATCCACCACCCACTTAATCTCCGTGAGTTCCAAACTATCTGCTCTGGTGAACTCAAACGCCAACTTATCTATGGCTGGTAACGCCACACGCTCAATCTGCTCCTTGACTGCCTCAATGCCTTGGAGAGTGTGCAAGTCATTGAAATCCGTTGGCTTAGATGCCAGATCAGACTCGTTGAAGATTGGATACACAATTTCCCCAAACACAAGAGATGCCGCCGCTTTCCCTTTGGTGATGCCAGGATTGCCCTCCGTGAACTGATCATTATCAGCACAGATCACGATCCTTGACCCCAAGAACATTTCCTTGGCACTCTTGGCTACCTTGGCGAGATTGCCACAGTCAAACGCCACCAGAGTAGTGAACCCTGTCGCTTGGTGAATTGACGCACAAGTTGCAAACCCTTCACCAATAAAGATCACCTTTCTGTTACCACGCAACTCATAGAAACCACCCTCAATCTTGCCGCCCTTCAAAAACCTCTTGTTTCCCTCTGCGTCAATCGTTTGGTAACTCAAGATTTCCCCTTGGTTATCAATCACAGGCACAACCAATCTCCCTGCACGATCAATCTTGATCCCATGAGGCTCGATCCTCTTCCTCACCAAATAAGGATGGTCTGCTGACGCATCTGCATAGGTGCTGACCTCATCTTCAGCCTTCTCAGCCGCCACCTGTTGGCTTGCCACCCTGTCAGCTTCTCTCTTGGCTTTGAACTCTCCTACCCACTTGTCATGCTCTAGTCTCTCAGAGAAAGACATACTGCGCCCAATGTC